GGTTTATTCTAGTAATACGCAGGCAATAAAAAACCCGCCTCGCGACGGGTTTTTAATGGATTATTCGGGTTTAATCAATTCACCTGGCAGGTTTGGGGGTAGTAAATCTGTCTTCATCAAGGCTATCTTGCGATGGATACAGAATAACCTGGCATGGATAACATTTTAGCATGGATAGATCCGTCCATATTAGCTTGTTATTCTCTTTGCCCGCAAAAAACTTACCATTATTGACTAGGATATACATGGTTTTCTCCTCGTGCGCCCTTGCGGGCGCGGTTGAATTAACTTTGTTTGGTGGTAACTACGGAAATATCACCGCCGGCAGCCAAAATTGCCTTATGCTGCTCCGGCGACAACATCGCCAAAAGCTTGGCAATGTCAATTTTGGCAACACGCTCAGCCAGTTTTGCGTCGCTAATGCTGCTTTTTGCTCCCTTTCTGGCCCAATCACCACGTTCAATCGCCTCGTGGCGTGCTTTGAGCGTCTCAACATCTTTCTTGCTGACGGACCATGTGTTGCCTATGCTCTCCGACAGCCCAAACTCAACCGCGTTGAGTATGATTTCAGCGGTCCAGCTTGCGGTTTTGACCGTGCGATATTCACTTGGCGCGTCTTTGGCGCTAGTAATTTCATACGCTTCAGGTAATTCAATCGTTACGGTTCGCATTTTACTCTCCAAGTGGTAAAAAATCGGTTCGTTTCATGGTCTCAATGACCATGAACGAATCATACGACGGGGGTTTTCATTTGTCAACAGGTTTTCATACATACAAAACAATTAAACCGTTTCATCAATACGCAAGGCTCGTATGCAGGATAACACAGCCAATGGTATGTACACACCTACACCCGCAACGCGCATGTATAACGTACCCGCGCACGCGCCCGCGTTGCAAACACCATGCCAACCATCGCCCACTAGCGCCATGTATTCCTGGCTCGCTCGCACCAGGTGCTTCCTATCGTTTCCGACTCTTGGTTCCTCTTTAGACCCCCACCCCTTTGTTTTCGTGAGTGTGTTTATATTATAGACCTACAGGTCAAAACTAACTGGAGCCAATAAATCAAATGTACATTGTACATACATAATCTAGCAGTAACCCGCTAAAAACATTGACAACCACCAGAAAACGCGGTACACTCGGGACAAGAATTGACACAACCCATACGCCCCGCTACCACAGCCACACATGACAGCCCCAAAATGAACGCCAGCCCCTCCCACAGCCTCAGCCACTCCCGCCCCGGATTCGTGCCGAGTGCTTCGGAGGCCCGCCGCGCCCCGGCGCTCGCCGCCCTGAGGAGTTTCCCTCGCGTGGAGCAAGCCACTCCGCCGGCGTGGGCTTTAAAAGGTGCCTTAACCGGGGCTAAAGCCCGTGGCAGCACGTATGAAAAGAAAGTGGGAAGGGTGCTTGATAAAATCTGTTCGCGGGCGGGCTGGAATCTTTTAGATCACCAGTGGTTTGTGTATATTTGTGGGAAAGATGTTAAATACTTTCAGCCGGATTTCGTTGTGGAGCGACCTGGCGGGGGTGTTTTAATCGAGGTAAAATTAACTTACGTGGATGCAAGCCTGCAAATTAACAAGTACCTTGAGTATCTTAAATTGTTCGGGCTTGATTGCTTTCCCGTCACGGTGGTAAGGCACCTTACCTCAAAAGTAAAAAGGGATTTGATTGTGGATGAGTTTGATAAAGTGCAGTCGGGGGCGATATGGCACTTGTGGGTGTAGGGTTGGCCCAACGGGCCAGCGGGGGTCTTTAGTGACAACAAAGGGTAAAATAATGGAAAATTTCAAGAAAGAATTAACACAACTTATCAATAAGCATAGTATTGAAAATAAGATAGATATGCCAGATTTTATCTTGGCCGAAATGCTTTGTCGTATGATTGAGGCAATGGGGCCGAGTATTAAGAGTAATATTAGATGGTGGAATAAGGAAATAACATGAATAAACCATTTCCTGCTTTATGTAGAGAGTGTAAGTATAGTGAACCTGATGAAAATAGTTCATGGAGCTTACACTGCATTCATCCGGTGGTGAACGGTAATGATCCTTATGCTTTAGCGTCTAAGGTGACTGGACGTGGAACGGATTGTCACGATGAACGAAAACGTAAGTTCTTCGCTAAATGTGGAATGAGCGGAAAGCGGTGGGAAGCTAAATAAAAATGTCTTCCGCCCCCGCCACCTTCGTCCCCGAATGGAAGCGCAATCCGGCCACCGTAAGTCCTCCGGCGGGGGTGGAGGATTTTATCGCCCGCTCCAACATATACTTCAACGAGTGCGCTGACACGGGCAACCGACCGACAGTAACCGGGTATGCACTCTCCGTCGGCCTCCCCGGCCCCACGTCACTTTTGCGGCTCGGCCAGCGTATTCCTGAACTTCGTTACGTGATAAGCAGGTGTATGATTGCTATTGCCTCCGGGTATGAGGAGTTAATTGGATATGGCAATGCCACCGGGCCGATTTTCATGCTTAAGAACATCCCCGATTTCGACCCTGACGAGCCTGTAGGTGCGCCGGCGGTACAGTTCTTCAATGATCGAAAGGAAATCCTATTACAAACGAACGTACACGGTGCAGCTCGCTCCGATGCTGAGTTTGACAACGAAGATCCAATCGAAACATACGTAAGGTTGTTAAAGCGGCGAGGGTATATCCCTGGGGAAGAGCAGGAGCCGACGGTGATTAAAAAGCCTGTGCAACAACCCCCCACCCGGCGGGCTTTAACCATCATAACAGAGGGATGGGAAGATGAATGAGTTTGATCCGTCCAAATTCAACTGGGTAAATCCGGATTACAAAAGTGTCTTTGAGTTCCGATTGGATGCTCTTTCCCGGCTGAGAAAGAATCCCGCCGCGTTAAGTAAATTAATGGACTATTATTCAACCCACTGGGCGGATTTCATAAACGACTGGGGAATGACTTTTGATCCTCGTGAGCCGAAAGACAAGTACTTTCCGTTTATTCTCTTCCCAAGACAAGTGGAATTCGTTAATTGGGTATACGATTCTTACATTAACTCCCGTCGGGGACTTGGGGAAAAATCTCGTGACGTAGGCTTTACCTGGTTATGCGCTGCGTGTGCAGTTTGCGTTTGGCTGTTTTATCCTTCCTCAGTCGTTGGGTTTGGAAGCCGTAAGAAAGAGCTTGTAGATAACGGCGAGCACGACCCGGATTCTATCTTTTGGAAAGTACGAGCCTTTATCGACAACCTTCCGGCGGAGTTCCTCCACTCTGAACACACTGCGGGGCGGAAGTGGGGAACCGTTCCGAATTTGTTAAACAACTCGGTGATTAAGGGTGAAATCGGTGATGAGATTGGGCGTGGTGGCCGGGCGGGTTTATACTTTGTGGATGAGTTCGCGCATTTAGAACATCCAGATATGGCGGAGTCTTCCCTATCGGCTACGACAAACTGCCGGATTTATATCTCAACGGTGAATGGGATTGGGAACCTGTTTTATATACTGCGACAGTTTTTGCCTAAAGAACAAATTTTTATATTCGACTGGAAAGAGGATCCAAGAAAACGGCAAAACCTTGATCTTGAGCCTGAGGAAGAACCCTGGTATAAAAAGCAAAAGCTTGAGTTGTTACCCACTACGCTGGCCTCCCAGGTAGATCGGAATTATGCGGCGTCTGTTTCAAACACTTTAGTAGATCACAACAAAATCCAGGCAGCAATCTCCCGCCGGCCAGGGTCTATCGAGCAACCTGACACGACTCCCTGGCGGATCGGGGTAGACGCCGCCGGAATGGGTAATGATGAGATTGTAATTTGGGCGAGGCGGGGTCGGTTGTCTATCGAACCTGAAACGTATAGGAAACTCGACGGAGTTCAACTTGCTACGATTATCGAGTACAAGGTTAAAAAGCTATTAAACACCGGCCCAGTGGAACTCATTGCGATTGAGCGGGACGGGCCTGGTGGCTCCGCCGCTGATCAGTTAAAATACGGCCCATTTAGCTCTATCACGTTGGCTGTGCATACCGGGGCGAAACTTTCAGATGGGAAGAATTATAACTTGCGGGCGTACTTGCACTCGCAGGCGGTGGATTATATTGAAGATTTGGAAATTTCCCTCCCGGACAACCCTACGTTTGTAGCACAAGCTACCGCAATTCAATTCGAGTACAAAGGTGGGCTTTTATTAATTGAGTCCAAAGACGATTACCGGGCGAGATTCGCTTTAGGCCGTACTCGGTCGCAGAAAAACGCCTCGCGAAGCCCTGATCACTGGGATGCGTTTGTGCTTACGTTTGTACCCACGCGGGCGAGGCCGATAAAAGGAGTAAATACTGGGATGGAATTTAAGAGTACAAAGGCTGGTTGGCGACCCTTAGACGCGGTAATGGGATATTAAAATGAATGACTTTTCAGTAACTTACTGTTTATTTCCCTGGCCTACTATTAGTCACCCAACTTTTAAATACGGAGATGTTGTTAAAAAGATTAAGGGTTCCTGCTGGCAGGGTAAAATAGTCGGCTGGTACTCTACAAATTTAACCCCCGAAGGATACGCTGTTGAGAGTTCTTCTGAAACTGGTTCTGTACAAATTTACCCGGCGACAGCCTTAAAGAGAATTGAATGAACATTAAAGAAGCCTTACAGAGAGCAGAAACATGTGCCCCGATAAATTGCAATGGTGAAAACATTTGCTTTACACTTGCGAAAGAAGTTAAAAGGTTATATGCGTTACTTGAGCCTGAAATGCTTAAAGAATTAACCCCTCCGCCGGCGAAGGAGGAAATAACCAAGATCGGACCTACCCCGGAAGCGATTGAGCCAATGTGGGAGGCTGCATGATTCGTTATAGATTAACAGGTCGTAATAAAGTAATAGCTGACTGGTTTATGCTTGTTGCTTTAGTTTATATAGGCACCGCGATACTTTTGTTATCGGGAAAACTTATTCGATTTTTTGTGGAGTTTATTAGGGGGTTTTATGGAATTGCCTGAGAACGAAAGTCTTGAGTGCTTAGTTGCAACCCTTTGCGACGAGCGCAAGCGAGCCATTTCCGGGAGAAAGGAGCTTGACCGTATTTGGCAGTCCGCCCGGAACCAATACAAGGGTGTCGATGCTCTTAACCGAACAACAACCGAGTATGAAAAGGGTGAGACATTAAATTCCTCAGTAACTCCCCTCCGTGAAAGACTCGAAAACGACCGCTCTACCGTCCTGGTCAACATCACTCGCCCTTATACAAACGCTGGCACAGCTCGGGTTGCAGATATTTTGCTTCCTACGGGAAAGATGCCCTGGGCGTTAAAAGCCACACCTGTAAGTGACTTGCAAACGGTTTTCGGGATTCTTGCAAAATACCCAAATATTATGCAGCAAATTCCTGTTTTTCTGCCAGACATTGCTCGCAAGATACAGGATGAGAATTCTGCCGCTGCCGCGATACAAGTCGCTGAGACGATTATTAAAGATTGGCTTAAGGAGTCTGGGTGGGCCGGCGTAGTAAGGCGGCAGTTGGTAGAATCGGGGATAGTTGGCACTGGGGTGATTAAAGGCCCGTTTCCGAAGGAACGCCGGCTAAGTAGTGACACTACAAAAATCCTGGAGTTCATCCCAGCTAGTACGGATGAATTCACGGCGGAAATGCTTTTAAAAGAACTAGAAACTATGCTATTTTACACTCCGCAAATTGAGTGTATTAAGGTGGAAAACTGTTACCCTGACCCGGATTGTGGTACTGATATTCAAAATGGTAAGTTCTTCTTTGAGAAAATACCTGAGGTAACAAAGCGGCAGTTGCAGGACATGGCGAAAGACCCCAATTACTTCGCCGATGCTATTAAACTGGCGTTGGATGAGGGGCCGCAAGATGATAATATGGCTAAAAGAAAAGACTCCAAAAAGCCTTACGCCCTTTGGGTCAGAACCGGGGTGATTGAGTGGAAGGATAAAAACGAGGAGCGTTCGCTGGGTTTTGGCGTAATAACGATGCTTAATGATCGGATTATTAAAATCGCCCCGTTTCCGCTGGAAACTGAAAAGTTCCCGTATCATCTGGTTTGCTGGGAGCCAAGAGATAACTCTTGGGCGGGAATCGGAATCCCAGAGCAAATGGAGACTCCACAACGAGGGCTTACTGCGTCTGTTCGTGCCTTGATGGATAATATGGGGTATTCTGTCGGACCACAGGTGCTGGAAATGGACGGCCTTATAGAACCCATTGACGGTGAGGACACCAAACTTCGGCCATACAAGCGGTGGCGGGTGAAATCCGGCTTGCCAGGAATCGACGCGATGACGGAAGCTAAAAATGCAATGGCGTTTTTAGAGTTTCCTAATTACTTAAACGATATTATGCCAGTTATTCAATACTGGTTAAAAATGGCAGAGGACACCACCGGGTTAAGCTTGCTATTGCAGGGACAAGCTGTTACTGACGCTGTTGGAGTGTCACAGCAGTTAATGAACAATTCCACGACAAATCTTCGGCTTATTGTTAAGGAATGGGATGATAAAACTTGTAAACCGTTGCTGGAAAACTTTTACGAGTGGGTACAGTTATACGGACCGGAGGAGGCGCAAGGAGATGCGGTGGTAGAGCCTTTAGGCTCTACAACACTTATCGTGAAGGAGTTACAGCAGCAAGCCCTGTTGCAAATTGCCCAACAGGTTCTTCAGCCAGTTTATGGGATTTCGCCCCGGAAGTGGATGCAGGTTTACCTTGAGGGGTTCCAAATTGATATTGAATCCCTGGCGCTTACTGATGAGGAACGGCAACGGCTGGAGGCGGCGGAGCAACAACCTGATCCAAAGGTGACGGCGGCACAAATTGAAGCTCAAACTGAAGTGTATAAAGCGGATCTTAGGAAAGAGGTTGATACGCTTAAATTGGCACTCGAGGCGCAGTTTAAACGGCTGTCGCTACAGCAAGCGCAAGCTGAGGCACAAATTAAATCGGATACAGCGATAGCCCAAAAGGACATGGACGTTGAGCAAAAACGTGCCGAAGAACTTCCCGGCGCGAAACCACTTACCCCGGCGAAGGCTGAGACACCTGAGATAGATGTTGCAGCAGCGCTTAACACATTGGGGTTACAATGAAAGATGCGTTAGTGCAAGTGTATGGTACTTGGTATATTGACCCTATGCGTTTTTTGCAATTTTTAGTAGAACGTGCTAATCTCGTCATAGAACGTATTGCTGTACCAGGTACTGACCACGCAACTACAGAGGCTCTCCGGGGCCACTACGCAGAGTTAAAAACCCTGATACAACAATTAACGGAAAATACAAAATGACTGAACAGTCCAACGAACTGGAATACGAAGATGTAAACTCAACTCCCGACGATTCCGGGGCGGAGGAAGTAACTCCGTTTTTACGGGATCTCTCCGAAGATGATGTGTATTCTAGGCTTCAACGTGTATCAGACTTCCCCGAACATATTAGTGGTGTGGAGTCTAGGTTTAATGGGAATCTTTCTCAGCTACAGGAACGGCTACTTGGGTTGGAGAAATCTTTAGGGTCAAGAACATCTTTTAATTCCGATAAACTCAAAAAGGTTTTAGAAGATTACGACCCGAAATTGGCTGAAATTCTTATCCCGGCTTTGTCCGAGGCGATTCAAACTTCACCTTTAGACGAAGCGGCTCTTCGGCCTTATCTCGACCCTGCACTATCCAAAATAACTGAGGCTTACGGGCAGCAGTTAGTTTTGTCGGTTTACCCTCCCGAAGCGCTAGAGGAAATTATACCTCCAGTACAAAACGGGAAATTTGCGCCCGAGGGACAGCGGCACAAAGATTTTATCGAATGGTATTCCCAACAGGGGTATCAAACCCAACAGTCTCTTTTGAGCTTTGGAGCTCCATACGTCAACGCGCTTAGAAAATTCGAGGCGTGGGAGCAGGGTAGAAAACAGGAAAAGACGAAAAGTGCTAGTGATAAAACTTCTCGTCTGGCTCAGGGGCAAGTCCCGGCAAGCCAATCTCGACGTACTAGAGATGCTGGAGCGCAATCTTCACAAGATGCGTTCTTGGCTGCATTCGAAGAAGTTGCCTCAGAGGGTAGATAACAATGGCTGGCATGAATTATAGTACGCAAGTTGGTCGCCTTGAAAAATATAAAGGGCGAATCCTTGCTAAAGCACAAACGAAGGAAATGCTTACAAAGCTCGGCGCGATGGAGCCATTTCCGCAAAACGTATCGCAGACTATTGAGTGGATGCGGTTTTTGCCTTACGGCGGCGTTGATAACGAGTGGATGGCTGCGGGTGGTGATACTGCCTTTATCGCCAAGCACGTTATTCAAGAGGGTGTAACTCCCTCGCCGGACTCGATTGCGTGGACAACAACTTCCACCACGTTGCAAGAAATTGGCTGCTTGTATAGTTACTCTAACAAGCTGCGGTACTTGCATGAAGAGGGTGTTACTATCCCTCGGGAAATGGAAGATCAAGCGGCTACTCGTATCGCGCTTTGCCGGGAAATGATGGTGTATGGGGAACTAAAATCCTGTACTAATGATTTCTTCGGTGGCACGGGTACGACAGTTGGTACGGTTAATGGTCCGCCGACTAAGGCTATGTTCCAAAACATTTCGCGGGCGTTACTTGGCAAGCACGCTACAACCATCAACAAGATGTTAAAGTCTGGTCCTGATTTTGGTATGCAATCGGTTAATGCTTCTTGGCCGGTGTACTGTCATACCGATATGGAAAAGACCTTTGAGAACATTCCTGGGTTTACTAAGGTTCAGGATTACGGCTCGAATCAGTTGCTTGATCCTGAGTTTGAAATTGGTGCGCTTGGTCGCTTTCGGATTATTGTGAATCCTATTCTTACTTACCGCCCCGGTGTCGGGGCGTTGGTAGGTGCGGCGGTCGCTGGGTTTACTCCCAAGTCCAACGGTGGCACTAACATTGACGTTTATCCGCTGATTATCATGGGCCGTGGTAATAGTGGTGGTGATGCGTTTGGGCAGGTTCCGCTGCGTGGGTTTGATAGTGTTGACGCTAATCACTTCCCACCGTCGGATAAGTCGAAGGTAGATCCGCTCGGGCAGCGGGGGTATGTAAGTGCAATGACCTGGCAAGCACAAGCGATCTTAAACGACGATTGGATGGCCATCGCCTGGGTCGGAACGGAAGCGTAATGGTGGTAGGGGACTTGCAGGACACAATGCTAACTCTTGTGTCCTGCCTTTTTGGAGGTAATAAATGAGCGGTGGTCTTAATGAATTGGCTCGCTTTATCAGTGCCCCTGGTGCCGACGCAGTTAAAGCTCTTTTAAGTGAAAAGGGTTTTATTCCGGTTCCTTTAGGTGCCATTACGCAAGAAGATGGCACAGCACTGCTTAAGCAAGCAACTACGGTAGCTGGTTATGCACAACTAGCTGATAAAGAAACAGTTATCAACATTCCGGTTAATTGTTCTGCCGGCGAAGCATTAGGCTTTACTGTACCAGTTCCTATTAACATGGATCCCAATTATCCTGTGGAAGTTCATGTTTTGGTAGGTAAAGCTGCCGATAATGATGAGCTTACGCTGGATTGTGAAGTTTATCCAACAGGGGCTGGTGATGTTGGTAATTCGGATATTCAGCAAACAGCAGCTACTGCTATTGTCGCGGCAGTTTCAGAACTGACGTTTAGCTGTGGTGTACCTGCGCTGTTTACTAAAGGCGGACTGTCTGTCGTACTTACCCTCGGCGGTACTAACGACGGAGACGCGACGTACATTTATAGCGTCTGGCTTGAATACACTAAGCTCTTGCTTAACGGATAAGGTGATTTGAAATGGCTAATGGCTTGTATACTGAAAAATACGATCTGCTCCAAGAGGGTCGTCGTTATGCTTACGGCATCCGTACTGGTGTTCGTACTGCGGCGGATTTCACGATTACATTGGGTTTTAAACCTCAAGTTATTCGTGTTGTTAATCTGACTGATAAGATTGAGGCTACTCACTACGTTGACCCAGGTGCGGCTACAGGTACTACAACTTACGGATTGGATGCTGGTGCGAATGCGAAGTCTTTGTTAACGATTGCTAATGGTACTCGTACTTATGAGGCTGCGGGCATTTCACTAACCAGCGACGGTCTTGGGTTTACTGTTGATGTTTCAGTTAAGACGCTTGAAACCGATGACGACGATACGTTTTTTGAAGCGTGGGGCTGATGGCAATACGTAACTGGTCGATTGTTTCGTATTTACGCAAACCTTAAAGGAAGCGGGAGTAACCCTCCCGCTTTTACACAATGGCAACATATACTAAAAAATCCGAGAATACTGACCCCCTCTTAACAGGTTATATGGAACAACCTGAAGATGACTCTTTTACAAGTCCTATTCAGATTGTTGAAAACGAGGCATTAAGCTCATACGCTCATGATTTGGCTTTTATGGCTGAACCGGTTGAGGTAATGATTTTACCCTCGCACGACAAAAACGATTCAACTCGTTTGGTAAGTATTTCCGTAAACGGCAAGAGCTATTATATGCTTCGTGGCGAATGGCAAGTTGTTCCGCGTTTTGTCCTTGAGATTATCGTGCGGGCTAAACGGGAAAGCTGGCAATTTGGCTATCGCAAGGCCGCCGATGGAAGTACGTTTGAAACCTCTAATTCGTACAATATTTTAAGATACCCGCACCACTATCGGGACAAGAATCCTAAGGGGCAAGCGTGGTATGACTCTATTAAAGACCAAGTAGTTTAAAGGTGTTGCAATGACCGCTTCGGAAATGGTTGCAAAGTTAAGACTTGCAATGGGCGATGAGGTAGAGCCTTATATGGTTTCTACCCAAACCATTTTCGAATGGCTTTCTGATGCGTATTTGCGTATTCAAATAGAGTATGATCAATGGAAGTTTTTCCACAGCCGGGGTTTGATATTAACCACGGTAGCCGGGAAGGCTGAGTATGAAGTTTATAATGTTAAAGAAATTTCTAAAGACTCGGTATATTGTAACAAAGTAGGGGAATCGGCAAGATTTCCTATGTACTTTTGGGAATACGATAACTGGGTTGCAGAGGAACAAGTTAATTTGCAAATGCAAGGTACTCCACGCTATTTCATATCTTTACCAAATGGTAATTATCGGATAGAACCTGACCCTACGGAAGCGTGGCAGATTTGGGGTGATGTGTGGTACAAGCCAGCGGGCTTTGATAGTTTAGGCGATGAGCCGATTTGGGATGAGAAGTTTCACTCGCTGGTTGTTTGGGAAGCTTTAAAGGTTGCCTCGCTGGAATGGCCGGATAATAAGAAAACACAACGGATGCAAGCTAATCTTACAGTTAATTTAGTGCCCATGCGTAGGGCGTTTAACTACGAGTATTTAGAATCAAAGGGTAGTGCGAGGGCGATGTTATGACTGCGGCAGAATTAATTGCAGCCGTTCGTGTCCGCTTTGATGACATAGCTACGCCGTATTTAGTTTCTGATGCAACTATTTTAGCGCAAGCTTCGCTGGCGGAATCAGAATTTGCTAAAAGCACGCTGGCTCTTTATGATGTCTCAACAGTAGATGACGTAGAGGCTGGTGATCTCTGGTTGGAAATACCAAGTAATATGTTTGTGGTAAAGACTGTTATACTTAACGGAAACCAATTACGCCCGATTACTGTTAGTGAATTAGACTTTGGGTATTTTACATTTAGTAGTAAAGAGAATTCTCAGCGATTTGCTAACTGGCGTGCAGCGACAGGAACACCGAAGTTTGTAGTTACTGATATGTATCCTGACAAAGTTCGATTTGTGCCATATCCAAATGCTGATTGTGAAGTGGATATAGAAGGATATGTAACTTCGTTAAGTTTAGCACTCCCTACAGGAATACCTCCTGTTGGTGTTGATCCACAAATTCCAGAAGCGTACCATGAATTGTTAGTAATTGGTACTTTGTTCCGATTAAACATGCAAACAGATATTGACACGTTTAATCAAGGCAAGGCACAACTTTATAGTACGGTATGGTATCAAGGGATAGCTGAGGCGCAAAACAATTTGCGTACAAGCCTTCGCCGGCAGGTGAGATTGATGGAGCTGCCGAGGGGGTTTGTTTTTGATTCCTTAGGTGTAAAGCAGGAAAATAGTGAACAATCAGCCGCTTGATAAGAGGAACATGTAATGTCAACTGTTTCATATACTGCTGCACCTACAGCTTTAGATGCCGATGGGGTTTGCGCTGCACAGCAATTAGCTGAAGCAGGCAACTTGATTATCGCAGGTGCGCTTGCCGCCGGCGGAGTTGCTACGTTTGGTGAGCAACAGAAAGTAACAATATATAGCGCTGGAAATTTATCTGCATTAACTTTTACAATATACGGCACTACGACTTTTGGTAACTCTATTTCAGAAGCCATTACTGGACCTAATAATTCTACTGTTACGACAACGGCATGTTTTAAGACTGTTACACGAATTGCAGCGAGTGGTGCAGTTGGGTCAAATGTAACTGTAGGTAATAGTAATGCGTTAGAAACTCCATGGATTATGCTTAATGATGAATACCCGTTAAAGGGTGTTTCTGTGGTGCTTTCCACCGGTGCGAGCTTAACGTATGAAGTTCAGTATGGAACTCGTAATATGACAAGTAATGCTGAAGCTGAAACAGCCATTTTGGCTAAGGCTGATGGAACATTAACAGCAAAAACTGCCAGTGATTCTTT